AAGCACTTCTTTGAGAGCTCGAAAACTAATGCACCGATGGACATTGACCATTTCCAAATCGAGATGCGTGGATCGCAACCCGGTAAGACATATAGCAACTTGAAGGCCAACAGATTCTTTCTGTCGCCAGATCGAGATTTAGCTTTTGTGCTTATTGTAGGTGGCACTACGTGTCCAGATCTTCGCAGGTTGTTGTCTAAGACGCACGATCCCTCCAACAGGAGTGGTGAATATCTATTTTATGATAAGGATGGGAAATATGTGCGTTCCGCTTTGACATCATGCCAAGCTGAGGTTTCTACCTCATTGGATCATGGATCGGTTACAAAGGTGCGACCAGCGTCACAATCGCTGATCGATTCCATGCCTAAAAATGGAGACTGCGGGTGTCCAGTAATAAGTGACAAAGACGGTAAAGAGTGTTTCATTCTTGGATTGTTCACGGCTGGCGATGATAAAAAACCTGTGTCTTCAATGACAGGTGTGGAGTACTATGCAGTTTGGCACACACGAATCAGCTTAGCCGATTTAGAGGAGGCTGAAAGAAATTTTATAGCCACCACTGAGTATGTTGGTGAGCTGATACAAGCCCCCCTGACTGGCGAGAATGCCAAAGGTGATCGCATTGAGTACGGCAAAGATCCACATGTACGCAGTTGGGCCAATTGGACCACTGAAAACGGTGAATTGCTGACTAGCATACACGGCATAGCTGATAGAAATTCCAGCAGTCGTAGTTCTATGGTGTGCAATTCGATGGGTCCCTATTACAAGGAGTCGGGTTTGGCTGTGCCAACACATGCACCAGCAGTGATGAATTACAACAAGTCCATGCACGCGATCGCGCCTTTTTTGGCAGGTCATGCGCAGGATTTTGATTGGGACGTCATGGATAGAGCCATTGACTTGTTCTTGGAGCCTATGAAGGAAAACTTGGCTGCCATTAAAGAGTCACTCAAGGAGAAAGGATTGGATTGTTCTAAACCATTTTCCATGGATCAAGCCTTAAACGGTATCGACGACACATCTTTTGATAGTATGAAGTTGGCTACTAGTGGAGGCGATGGCACAAAGAAAAGAGACTATGTCCATTACAATCCAAACGACGGTAACTATGTGTTGAAGGAAGATTTCGCACACAAGTACCAAGAGGCCGAGGCCAACGTTATTATGGGACTCGGCACGGAGTCAATTGGGCAAATCCTCCTTAAGGATGAAGCCCGGAAAGTGGAGGAAACTGGTGACAAGCAGCGCGTAGCGCGGGCTTTTTGTGTCCCATCTTTCATCCATTATCTTATGGCTAGGAGGATTTTGGGTCCTTTGGCGACTGTGGTCACCATGAACCCAGATATCTTTCACACAGCAATCGGCACTGATAATATGGGAGGTGATTGTTCCCAGCGTTACTCCAGAATGTTCGAAGAAGGTTTTGAAAATTATGCCTTTGACGCGGACTATAAGAAACAGGATGTGACGCAAGGCAGGTCCGTACGCCAGGCGGCTATCCGCTTGTGGATGCGTATTGCAGATCTGCTGGACTGGGATCAACCCGACAAGGATTTGTTGCTTGGTTTGCTCAAAGATTTGTTGGACTCAAAAGTCAATGCTGGTGGTATCATCATGCAGCTGACAAATTTTTTCTTGTCTGGCATTTTCATTACAGCTGTGGATAATGGGTTTCGCACTGTGCTGCTAGTGTTATACACACTGATCAAGTGTGCAGACGAAAAAGGCGTACCAGTCAACAAAGATTGGGTGCTAGTAAAGTCGTTTCTCACCTCCTTGGGAGATGACCTAATGGGAGCTATGCATGAAGATCTGGTTAAAATCACAGGGTGGTCACCAGCTCGCATGAAGGAGATTTTGGATTTACACGGGGTTATTATGACCGGCAGTGACAAGTCCCTAATTCCTACCTTCAAACATGCATCCCAAGCTGAATTCTTATCCTCACATTTTGCTCACAATCCGGAATTGGAGAAAACCTATTTGACACATGGTTTCGAATCTGTGTTAAAGAGTTGTTTCTACATGTCCGATAGTATTGAGGGGTCCAAAGTCAGAAATGAAAAACTTTGCGACACCATGCTTATGGAGGCAACATACAGTGGCAGGGCCATGTATGATTGGATTCAAAAAGGAGGAACATATGTCCTCCCTAATGGCGTTGAGCATACCAGCAAGGGGGTGCTATGGGCGTTTGAAAAGGCCGGGTATATACCCACTCCTGCTATGCTGCTGTCGTATGATGAGAGCATTGCTTGCAGGAAGGCAGTCGAAGCCCAAAAGTATCCCGAGTGCGGACCTCTGCACCTCAAAGGAGTGACGGACAATATCTTTTCTTTCTATATTGAGAGGTATTTGTCCGCTCCTAGGTATATCCCAACGGAAGGTCCCTGGGTTGTGCCCCAGCTTGGAGCTGTGGAACACAAACCTGTGACTATGTCTGATATGGATGAGGACACCGGGGCAATGCCTGTGAGCGAAGCGCCATTGGTCACATCTACAGAGACAATTGGTGCCAGTTTACACCCTCAGGTGGCGCACGCTCCTATTATGGAGATGGCCACGGTACATGCTTCTTCATTGACCACGTATCCAATGCGTGAAATCATGTTGAATGGAGTGCCACTGCGTCCAGGAGAG